GGTTACCCAATTGAAATCGGTGTTATCGAACATTGGGAAAATGAAGTAGATGGTCTTAAGAATGATCCTGATGCACTTAATGAATTATATAGACAGTTTCCACGTACTGAAAAACACGCTTTTAGAGATGAAACAAAACAATCTTTATTTAATCTAACTAAGATTTACGAACAAATAGATTATAATGAAGATTTAAAGCATTCAAACGTTGTAACTAAAGGTAATTTTCAATGGCAAGATGGTGTTCAAGATACAAGTGTTATGTTTGTTCCTAGTAATCAAGGTAGATTTTTAATTTCTTGGGTGCCAAACATAAATCAACAAAATAGAGTTATTGTTAAAAATGGTAGAAAATATCCTGGTAACGAACACATGGGTGCTTTTGGTTGTGACTCATACGATATATCAGGTACTGTAGATGGTAGAGGATCAAAAGGTTCTTTACATGGTTTAACTAAGTTTAGTATGGAAGATGCTCCTGCTAATTTATTTTTTTTAGAATATATAGCTCGACCTCAGACCGCAGAAATATTTTTTGAAGATGTACTCATGGCTTGCATATTTTATGGTATGCCAATACTTGCAGAAAACAATAAACCAAGGTTGTTATATCATTTTAAACGAAGAGGTTATAGAGCTTTTTCTATGAATCGGCCAGATAAAACAGCACATAAATTATCTGTAACAGAAAAAGAAATAGGTGGTATACCTAATTCAAGTGAAGATGTTAAACAAGCACACGCTGCTGCTATCGAAGCTTATATTGAAGATTTTGTAGGTTACAATAATGAACAATATGGCACAATGTATTTACAAAAAACATTAGAAGACTGGGCGGCATTTGATATAAACAATAGAACTAAACATGATGCGTCGATTAGTTCTGGCTTAGCTATTATGGCTTGTAATAAAAACAAATATAGACCCGTTGCTGAGGTTGTAAAACAACCAGTTAATTTGAGTTTTTCAAAATATGACAATAGAGGCAATGAATCAAAAATAATTAATAGATGAAATTAAACACTGGTATTAATAGTGCATTTCCAAGTCAGATGGTATCTGAGGAAGAAAAGAAATCTTTAGAATATGGTTTGCTAGTTGGTCAAGCTATTGAATATGAATGGTTTAGAGGTGGTAGAGTAAATGGTAGTAGATGGAATACAGGTTATCAAAATTTTCATAATTTAAGATTATATGCTAGAGGTGAACAAAATGTACAAAAATATAAAGACGAATTATCTATTAACGGTGATTTGTCTTATTTAAATTTAGACTGGAAACCAGTACCTATTATACCCAAGTTTTTAGACATAGTAGTAAATGGTATTGCAGCTAAAAATTATGATATAAAAGCTTTTTCACAAGATCCTTTTTCTTTAAAACAAAGAACTCAATATGCTACTGATTTATTAGAAGATATGTACGGTCAAGAACTCATAGTTCAAGCAAAAGAAACTACCGGAGAAGATTTTTCAAGATCTAATATTGCTACGAATGAGTTACCAAGAAATAAAGAAGAATTAGAACTTCATATGCAGTTAAGCTATAAACAAAGTATTGAAATAGCTGAAGAAGAAGTTATTGATAATGTTTTAGCTAATAATAAATATGATTTAACTAAAAAAAGAGTTATTGAAGATATAGCTACAATAGGTATAGGAGCTACTAAAACTAGTTTTAACAAATCAAACGGTGTTATAGTTGATTACGTTGATCCTGCTAATTTAGTTTATTCATACACAAATGATCCAAATTTTGAAGACATATATTATGTTGGTGAAATTAAATCGATGACTTTAGCTGAAATAAAAAAACAATTTCCATATCTTACAGACAAAGAATTAGAGCAAATGGTAAGATACCCAGGGCGTGATGGTTATATAGCAAATCCTAATTATGATAATGATTTAGTTCAAATATTATTTTTTGAGTATAAAACTTTTATTGATCAAGTTTTTAAAATTAAAAAAACAGATACTGGTTTAGAAAAAACATTACAAAAATCAGATAGTTTTAATCCACCTGAAAGCGATAATTTTAGTAGAGTTTCAAGAACAATAGAGGTTTTGTTTAGCGGCGCAAAGGTTATGGGTGTTCCTCAAATGTTAGAATGGAAACTAGCAAAAAATATGACAAGACCTGCTTCTGATACAACTAAAGTTAACATGAATTATACTATATGTGCACCTAATTTATATCAAGGTCGTATAGAATCATTAGTTAGTAGATGCACAAGTTTTGCTGATATGATACAATTAACATCATTAAAACTACAACAAGTAATTCAACGTATGGTTCCAGATGGTGTGTTTGTAGATGTAGATGGTTTAGCTGAGGTTGATTTAGGTAACGGCACTAATTATAATCCGCAAGAAGCTTTAAACATGTATTTCCAAACTGGTAGTATAGTCGGTAGAAGCTTGACACAAGATGGTGATCCTAATAGAGGTAAAGTACCGATACAAGAATTACAAACATCTGCTTCTAACGCTAAAATACAGTCTTTAATAGCTACGTATCAGTATTACTTACAAATGATAAGAGATGTAACTGGATTAAATGAAGCAAGAGACGGAAGTCAACCTGATCCTAACGCTTTAGTCGGATTACAAAAAATGGCAGCTAATGCTTCAAATATTGCCACTAAACACATACTAGACTCAAGTTTGTATTTAACACTAAGAATATGCGAAAATATTTCACTTAGGATTGCAGACGCGTTAGAGTTTCCACTTACTGCAAACTCGCTAAAAGAAAGTATATCTGTTTTTAATGTTGAAACATTAAAAGAAATAGATACATTAAATCTTCACGATTTTGGTATTTTTTTAGAATTAGAGCCAGATGAAGAAGAAAAAGCTCAATTAGAACAAAATATTCAAGTAGCCTTACAGTCTCAAGGAATTGATTTAGAAGATGCTATCGATATAAGGCAAATAAAAAACCTTAAGTTAGCTAATCAAATGTTAAAGCTTAAAAGAAAACAAAAACAAAAAGAAGATCAAGCCGCACAACAACAGCAAATACAAGCTCAATCACAAGCTAATATGCAAGCTTCTGAACAAGCAGCAATGAATGAAGTTCAAAAACAAGAAGCTTTAGCTAAAACTGAAATACAAATTGAACAAGCTAAGTCTCAATTTGAAATACAACGAATGGAACAAGAAGCATTGATTAAAAAACAATTAATGGCTGAAGAGTTTAATTATCAATTACAGTTAGCTCAAGCTAAAGTTAGTAGAGATAAAGAAAAAGAACAATTTATAGAAGATCGTAAAGATAAAAGAACTAAAATACAAGCAACACAACAATCAAAAATGATTGAGCAACGTCAAAACGACTTGTTACCTACAGATTTTGAATCAGCAGGTAATGATAATTTAGGCGGATTTGGTTTAGAGCAGTTTACACCGCAATAAAACCTATTTATTAATTTATATTATATTATATTATGTCAGAACAAGTAAAAGAAGAAGGTACTTTTAAAATTAAAAGTAAACCTAAACAATTGGTAAAAAACGATATTGTTAAAGTCGATTTATCAAAAACTAAAAAACAAGAAAAAGATGCCGTTCAAGTCGGAGAAACAAAGAAGATGGCTGTGGAAGAACAAGCCGGAAATAGCCCTCAAGTGGACAAACCAGTATCAGAGCCCAAAGAAGTTTCTGAAACTAAAGAAGAACAACCAATAATACAAGAGGTTGTTGAAAAAGAAAAACCTAATGAGAAAAAAATTGAAGAAGAAATAGTACAATTAGGTGAAAAAATTGAAGAAAAAGTTATTGCTCCTACACCTGAAGAGGCAAGAGAAGTAGCTAAACTACCTGAAAACATCGAAAAAGTCGTAGACTTTATGAAAGAAACAGGTGGAACATTAGAAGATTATGTAAGATTAAATGCAGATTATTCTAATGTAGATAATGATACTCTTTTACGAGAGTATTACAAACAAGCCAAATCACATCTTGACTCAAGTGAAATTAACTTTATGATTGAAGATAATTTTTCATTTGATGAAGAGGTGGATGAGGAGCGAGATATTCGTAAGAAAAAACTCGCTTATAAAGAAGAGGTTGCTAAAGCCCGAAAGCATTTAGATGGTTTAAAAAGTCAATACTACGAGGAGATCAAGTTGAGACCTGGTACGACACAAGACCAACAAAAAGCTATGGACTTTTTTAATCGCTATAATGAAGAGCAAAACACAGCTCAACAACAGCATGAGGCTTTTAAGTCTGATACTAAACAATATTTTTCTAATGATTTCAAAGGTTTTGACATCAACGTTGGAGAAAAAAAGTTTAGATATGGAGTTAAAAATCCTAATGAAGTTGCAACTAAACAATCAAATGTTTCTAATATAATTAAGAAGTTCTTAAATAATGACGGAAGTGTTAAAGATGTTAAAGGTTATCACAAAGCTATGTATGCCGCTGACAATGTTGATTCAATTGCAAAACATTTTTATGAGCAAGGTAAATCCGATGCTACAAAAGATCTTATTGCAAAATCTAAAAACATTACAGATGATGTAAGGTCTAAACCTACAGGAGATGTATTTGTTGGAGGATTTAAAGTTAAATCAATCAGTGGTCTTGATTCTTCTAAATTGAAGATAAAATCAAAAAAGTTTAACTAAAAACAAAATTAATTATTATGGGACAAATGACTCCTGTGTTTGGAAGTATTATACCTTCTCAACAACAACTAGCGCTACAGAATAACTACTTAGCGTTTAATACTGGTGGTGCAAATGACTTTGCTCAGCAGTACCTACCTGAAGTTTACGAAGCTGAGGTAGAAAGATATGGAAACAGAACTTTAAATGGTTTCCTTAGAATGGTTGGCGCTGAAATGCCAATGTCTTCTGATCAGGTAATATGGTCAGAACAAAATAGATTACACGTAGCGTATAATAACGTGCAAAATCCAACTGCTGCTGCGGGTGGAGGTACTACTTTTACTTTTGTAACTGGTGGTGCTACTGGCGTTTCTAATGCTATTTTTCCAAATGACACGATTGTAGTAATGAACCCAACTACTGGAGTTACTATAAAAGGTGTTGTAGGATCAAGTAACAACAATGCTGCTGGAACATTAGCTACTATTACTTGTTTCCCTTTTCAAGCTGCTAACTGGGATGCTTTAGGAAATCAGGTTGCAAACCTTAAAATGTTTGTATACGGTTCTGTGTTTGCTAAAGG